AATATTAAAAGCAACATTGACAACGTCAACAGCATTATATCTACATATGATGGTTTGAATTTAGTTGTGACATCACAAACACAAAACTTTAGTAAGCAACAGTATTTTGGTTTGCAAACACTAACACAACCTGACAGTGCAGGAACTTTTGCATGGGACTTGTCCAGCAATCAAGTTGCTACATTTACACTTACAGGTAATTCAATACTAGCGGCACCTACCAATCAACAAGCAGGTGCAACTTATATCCTAATAGTAAAACAAGACGGTACTGGTAACCACAGTTTAAGTTTTGACAGTACATACAAATTTACATTTGGTGCAACACCAACAGTAACACAAACAGCAAGTGCCACAGATGTTTTCACTTTTGTTTCAGACGGAACAAGTTTATTAGGAGTACATCTTGAGGCGTTTGCATAATGTTTCCATATTTTTTAGGCAAAGCACCTAGCATATTCAATTCACTTGGAGGTACTAGTGAATTCTTAAAAGCAAAAGAAGGATACACACTAGGTGATCAAAACAATCCTGTTTTTGAAAGCAGTGGCACAGGTGGTGCCGCTATTGCTGACTTTAATTGCCAATTAATATTTTGGGCAAAACCAACTACAGATTCTGCCAATGATACTGTGGTACAATTAAACCAAGCAAATCAAAATGCAGATCAATATTTTAAAGTATATTTGAATAGATCAAGAATAAGAGTATTGCATAGAGCAACACAAACTCGTGCAGGTGTAAACACACGGGTAAATCATTTGGACATAACACACACAGCAAGTCTTTCTGACTTCAATCATTTTATGATATTTTATAACATGGCAGATACACAAGACAATGACAGCACAGTTACAAACTTTCACGCCGATTACAAATTATATCTAAATGGAGTTGATGTAAATCCAACAAATGTAGGCACTCCAGCATTTTTAGAAAGTGGTGTTAGTTGTAATTTTGATACCACCAATTTTATAAGAACAGTAGGCGGTATGGAAGAAGTATTTGCTACAGGTAGTCCAGGCGGAAACAATTTTAATTGGACTGATGATTGGAGTGGTACAATAAGCGGTTACACAGAAAGTCAAGATAAATTATCACAAGCAAATCCGTTTGATTATAATGTTGACGATCAAGTAGCAGACTTTTATTTTACCTATTATGATAGTTCAGGCACATATATAGGCCCAACACCAACAGACTCTATTACAGGCACACACGTTGATTACACAGGCATTTCAATACCTAACACTACAAGACCTACAGTATAATACCTATACATAATGATTTTACGTAAAATCAAGTAAATATGTACGTTATAACAAACAAAAACCTATAGGAGGACCCACAATGAGTGCGGCAAGTAATTACACAGAAGAAAAAACTTTGGACTTTTGGTTAAAGGCCAATAGTGCAACTACAAGTGCTCCATCAACTGTATATGTTGCTCTGTTTAACACAACAGATTCAGCAGGTGCAATTGACCAAGGAGGAGTATTAGACAGATTAGAATCAGGAACACTTACAGACGAATGTCAAGGTGGTGGATATCAAAGACAAGCAGTTACATTTGGAACTATTTCAGGTGGATCAGTATCAAATTCAGGAAACGTTACATTTCCTGCGGCAACTGATGGCAACTGGGGTACAATCACTCACGTAGCAGTAATAGACAGTGATGTACAATTCCAAGATGGTGACAGTGCTGGTCAAGGAAACGTATTATTCTACGGTGCCTTATCTGCAAGTAAAACTATTGATTCAGGCGACACATTTCAGATCACAACTGGCAACTTGACAGTATCATTAGCGTAATTCGTTAACGTAACGGGTACCACCCATGTCAAAGTATGTTGTTGATGGTGCCTATATCGCAGACGATTATGTAACTTCGTCTTATGTAGGCACAGCGAGTGATTTATATGTAACAGAAGGATATGTATCTGGAGTAGTTCTCGCAGATGCAAGTCTATCATCTTCTGCATCAATCACTGCGACTGCAGATGTGCTAGTAAGAGGTGATGCTAGTGTAAGCAGTTCAGCAACACAAACAACAACAGCAGTAGCGACAAGAACGGGCACAATAAATATAGCAGGTGCCTTAAGTTTCTCTTTAAGTGCTTCTCAAGTCAAACGTGGCACCAACCTTTCAGCAAGTTTAGGTACACTAACAACAAGTGCCGTTGCCACAAGGTCAGGTACCACAACTACTTCAACAACTACAACAACAAGTGCAACAGGCGTTCAAACAAAACGCAGTACCACAACTATAAGTTCTAGTGGTGCAACTGTTACAGCGGCAGGATTAGTCAAACCAGGTGCAAGTTTAATTGCAAGTGGTGGTACACTATCTGCAACAGCAAACACCATAGCAGGTGCAAGTGCTGACCTTGTTGTTAATGCACATGATGGCGTAACATTCAGTGACTATGGAACATGGGATCATGATCCAGCACAAATTTGGGGTCCAACATTATTTGTAGATGACGATGGTGTAAAACTATTCATTAGTGCAAGTGGTTCAATTAGCAGTTCATTCAGTGTTGCTGTAGACGGTGATGTAATTAGAGATGGTATTGTTCTTAATGCAAGTTCAGGAACACTTACAGCAGACGCTGGCAAATTACATTCAACAGCAAGTGCAGATATTTCAGCATTCAATACTGTACTAACAGCAGGAACACTTGGTGCAGATGCAACTGCTTTATTAAGCAGTTCGTTTACACTAACATCAAGTGCTATTTTCCAAGTAAGTGGTGTTGCAAATGCAAGTGGTACATTTAGTTTAACCACTACTGCAAAACAAATACACAGTGGTACAAGCAGTTTACAAAGTGATGCTAGTGTTGATACAACTCCACAAAAAGTAAATGGTGGTAGTGCAGATTTAAGTGCATTCAATACAACTTTAAATGTAGGACAAAAAGCAAGTGGCGGTGTTGCAAATTTATCTGCAACATTTACACAAAGCACAACTGGTATATCAACATTTAGACCAGTGTTTAGATTAAACAGTGCATTCACTGTACCTAATTTGGATGCAGGTATACTAAAACAAAGTAGTGCTAGTATGTCCGCATTTAACACAGTGTTAAGTGCCTTAACAATATATATTATTGATCCGTTTAGAGTTTTTGCAGTTGATTCAGAGTCAAGAACCTTAATAATTGAAGCAGAAGAGCGAAAATTTACGGTAAAACCAGAGAATCGTGTAAATACAATTGAACAAGAAACAAGGAATTTCCAAGTGAAGAGTGAAACAAGGACTTTGAAGACACAGTCACTAACGCTTGTAGAACAAATAGATCCTTTAGATAGGAGAGAAGGTTAATGGCAACACTTACAGGTTTCCAACAAGACAGAGTAGGACATTTTATTGAAAAAGATCCATATGCTGTATTAGATTACACATTGGATTGGACCAATTGGTTGCCATCAGGTTACAATTTAAGTTCAATTACAGTGACAGCAGAAACTATTTCAGGAGATGCTTCTCCGTTGGTAATAGATTCATCAACCAACACAAATAAACTTGCAACAGCAGTTATCAGTGGTGGCACTGTTGGTAATGTTTACAATGTTGAATATAAAATTGTAGCAAGTCACAGTTCCACAAACATTCAAGACAGCTGAAACTTTAGAATCAAAGTTGTGGAGAGACAGATATAATGACTGAACAAAACAAAACACAACCTGTAAAAAAGTATAGAACTATTGATAGAGATGTTGTCTATAAACTTGCTTGTATTCAATGCACACCTGAAGAAATAGCAGAAGTAGTTGGAACAAATGTTACAACTATTAAAAAACGTTTTGGTGATTTGATTGAAAAAGGAAAAAGTGCAGGTAGAAAAAGTTTAAGAAGAGCACAGTGGGACAAAGCAATTAATGGTGATACTCGTATGCAGATATTTTTAGGCAAACAATATCTAGGACAGAAAGATACACCAGAAGATGGTAATGCAAAAATACCATTACCTTGGGAGGACTAGTATGCCATTGAGTAATGCACAAGAAAAAATTTGCAGTGACGACAACAGATTTCGTGTTGCTGTTACAGGCAGACGTTTTGGCAAAACGCATTGTGCAATGAGAGAACTTGCCAAACACGCAAGTGAACCTGATCAACAGGTTTGGTATGTTGCTCCAAGTTACAGAATGGCAAAAGGAATTGTTTGGGATCAATTTAAAAATAAATTGAAAGACTTAAGATGGATTGATCAAAGCAATGAAGCAGAATTAAAATTAAGATTAAAAAATGGAAGTGTTATACATTTGAAAGGCGCAGATAATCCAGACAGTTTAAGAGGTGTTGGTTTGGATTTTATTGTTATGGATGAGTTTCAAGATATAGAACCTAGAGTTTGGACAGAAGTATTACGTCCTACACTTTCAGACAAAGGTGGTAAGGCAATGTTTTTAGGAACACCAAGAGGCGTTGGAAGTTGGAGTCATAGTATGTATACCATGGCACAAGAAACTGAAGACTGGGGTTCACACACATACACAACACTTGAAGGTGGCAATGTTCCAGAAGATGAAATAGAACAAGCAAAACGTGATATGGATATGAAAACATTTGAACAAGAATACCTTGCTACATTTAACACATATTCAGGACAGGTATATTACAATTTTGATAGAGATACTACTGTAAAACCTTTTGCAGGAACAATACATGAAGTACACTGTGGTATTGACTTTAACGTTGATCCTATGAGTGTTTGTATTGCTAC